TTACAACGAGCTATCAACGGTAAAGGTGGTGATTTAAAAGTTGACGGTGGATTCGGGCCAGGCACAAAGGGTGCTTTAGCCAAATACAAACCCTCCACCGATAGGGTTCGTTGTTATAGATTAAAACATTATTATGATTTAGTAAATAAAAAACCAGAACAAGAGAGATTTATTTACGGTTGGTATAAAAGAGCACTTTCAGTTTAAGGAGAAATTAAATGTCAAGAGCAGATGCAAGTGGAATTAGTGGTAGAACTAAAACTACTATTAGTGATGATGCTAAATTCGGTAAAATAAAAACAGTAGGGCCAAATGTTAACTTTTACGCTACAGGTTCAGACAGAGGTGTAAGTGGGTTCATTGTTAAATCAGCAGGAACTACCGTGATAACACCAACAAGAGGTAGTGGAATAGCAGCTTCTGAGTTCAATACAAAAGAATTGTATGAAATTGGTGTATTAAGAGTTAGTGGTAGTGGAACAGTTCATCTAGTTTATTAAAATGAAATTAACTAACGAACAACTACAATTAATAAAAGATAATTGTTGTATCTTTTGTGGTACACCTACTAATGAAGATTTACGTAAATGGTTTGGTAAAGGTGGTGCTGGTGGAACTACAAAAGGTGGTTGGGATAGATACTCTACAACTGGTAAAAAACTAGGAAAGTGTGGTGATGGTAAAGAGGGTGGTGCATACGCCGCTTGTTTGTCCGCTACTAAAGCTAGAAAGTTAGGTAAAAAAGGTATAGCAAACTTTGTTAAAAGAAAAAGAGCTAACCAGAAAAAAGGTGGTGATACTAAAAAAGGTAGACAGAGGAGTAAAGGTAAAAAGCCAATATACACTAAAACAGGTGCGTAATGAATTTAATAGATTTATTAGAGAAAAAAAACCCTAGAATTCCAAGAAAAAAAGGACAACATAGAGGTTCTTCATCACATTCAGATTTGTATACAGATGAAAATCCAAAAGGAACTATTAAGGGTTTAAAATTTGCTACTGTAAAAGATGCTCAAAAATCAGTAAGTAAAATTAAAAATAGTGGTAAGTCACACGCTCACAAAATTCAAGCGGCTGTTGCTATGGAACAACGAGCAAAAGAGATGGGTAAGAAATCACAAGCGGCTGTTTATAGAGCGTATATCAACAAGATGAAAAAGAAGACGAAGAAAAAAAACGAAATGTTGAATTACCCAAACTATATAAAAAATGTATCACCAGTTCCAGCTAATCAAAAGGATGGTGAACATAGATATTACAACCCAGAAACTTCTAAGAAGAAAAAAAAGAAAAATGAGGGTTGGTCAGACAAGTATAAAAAAAGTATTGATTGTAATAATCCAAAAGGATTTTCACAAAAAGCACATTGTGCTGGAAGAAAAAAGAGGGAGTCAGTAATGGACAAGAAAATAGCAGAACAAAAACTTAATTTGTTTCTTGAAAAAAATGTACCTACTAATCCAAGTAAGTGGTCTTACTATAAGTCACAAGCTAAAAAGAAGTTTGATGTTTATCCTTCAGCTTACGCAAACGCTTGGGCAGCTAAACAATACAAAGCTGCTGGTGGTGGTTGGAAGAAAGGTTAGTATGGACGTTTTTTTAGAAACAGAAAAAAACACTACTCACATCTATTGGAAAAATGAACTTGGTGAAAGTTGTGGATATACGTTCGAGTTTCCAGAAGATGAACAACCAATGTCTGAAGCAGAATATCAAGGTAGAAAAGTAAAACTTAATAAGATAATGCAAGGTGATAAGAAAAAGTTTAAAGTTTATGTTAAAAATGATAAAGGTAATGTTGTAGTTGTTCACTTTGGACAAGGTGGTGATGCTAAAGGTGGTACAATGAGAATTAGGAAATCAAATCCTAAAGCTCGTAAATCATTTAGAGCTAGACATAATTGTGATAATCCTGGCCCTAAGTGGAAGGCTAGATATTGGGCTTGTAGAACTTGGTAATCCTATGGATAAACTAGTAAAATGGTTAACCCAACCATTTCTTGAAGATATAAATATTCCAGTAAAAGTTGGTGATACGATATTAACTGGTAGATTTAAAAACAAAAAAGTACTTGTTAAATCTATTGGTAAAGATGAACACGGAATGCCAACAATAAACGGTAAAAAGGTTACAACATTCAGAATACTTAAAAAACAAGAAGAAAATATAAATGAAGGCGTTAACGACCCTGGTATTTTAAAAGCTGTTTTCTTAGCAGGTGGGCCTGGTAGTGGTAAAACTTATGTCACGAGAGGTTTATTTGGTATTCCAAAATCAATAACACTTTCAGCATACGGATTAAAGGTTGTAAATTCTGACACCGAATTAGAACGTATGTTAGACAAGTATGGATTTGGAACAGATTTAGATGCTATGCCAGATGAGATTTTCAGACAACTAACAGACCCTGATTATGAGGACTATAGTGGATTAAGAACTCGTGCTAAAGAACTAACTGCGGCTCGTAAAGAACTTTATAAGAATGGTAGATTAGGAATGATTATTGATGGTACTGGTGATAAATTTAGTAAGATAAAAAAACAAAAAAAAGAATTAGAAGATATTGGATATGACTGTTTTATGGTTTTTGTTCATACTAAGTTAGAGGTAGCACAAAAGAGAAACATGGAAAGAGCTAGAAAATTAAAACCTAAGATAGTTTCAGATTCTTGGAACAAGGTTCAATCTAATAAAGCCGCTTATCAAGGTCTGTTTGGTGCATCAAATTTTTTATTAGTTGATAATTCTAAAACACTAGGTGAAAAAGAAGCCACAGATAAATTCAAGATGTTGGTGAAAAAAGGTATAGATAAATTTATCAAAAAACCTGTCAAGAATTTTAAAGGAAAAAATTGGATTAAAAAACAAAAGATTATGAAAGAGGCTTTTGCGGTTAGAGGTAACAAGATAGAAAAATTCATTACTGGTAAGAATCTTACACATCAAGGTAAAAAGTATAAAGAGATAGAGTTTGAAGTTATTAAAGTAGATAATCCTAAAAAATTAGTTACACTCAAAATTTTAGCACCTAAAAAATTATTTGGTCAAGAAGTACCTGTAAGATTTCAAACACTTAGAAGAGGGCCTTTTCTAAAAACAGATACGAGTAAAACAGAGACCTTTAGTTTTGACGGAACAATCCCATCACCGAGTAGAAAACTCGTAAAGAAGATGAAGAAGAAAGGAAACACTTCAGTCCCTTATGGTAGTGGTTACAAAAAAGTAAATGAAGACAGAACTAAGATTAAAAAAGTAGTTGGTATATATGGTGGTAGATTTCAACCATTTGGCCCACATCACAAAAAAACTTACGAGTGGTTAAAGTCAAGAGTTGATGATGCTTATATAACCACATCAAATATAAAACAACCACCTAGACACCCAATGAATTTCAAAGAAAAAGTTCGTCATATGGTAAAGATGGGTATACCTAAGAATCGTATCGTTCAAGAAAAATCACCCTATGTAGCTACTAACGTTTTGAAAAAGTATGATGAGAAGACAACAGCTGTTATCTATATATTTGGAGCTAAAGATGCTGGTAGATTAACTGGTGGAAAGTATTTCAAAGATTATGATAAGAATAGAGGTAATATTTTAGGTTACAAAGAACACGGATATATTCTTACAGCACCACATCAATCAGTTAAGGTTGGTGGTAAAGAAGTAAGTGGAACCGTAATGAGACAATTACTTGGTTCACCAGATTACGAAAAAGATAGAGAAAAATTATTTAAAAAAGCATTTGGATACTTTGATAAAGGTGTTTTCCAAATGATGAATAATAAATTTAAAAAGTTATTTGAATCTATAGATGAATTCTTAATTAAAAATGATATTAAAAAAATAATCAAAGAGAGTACAACAGCATTATCACCAACAGACGATGGGCCTCCAATATTTCATCGTGGTTTTGATGACTATAGAAAGTATTCAAAAGAGTGGATAGATTCCATGTACGCTAGACAAGGATGGGAAGTAATAGATTATATTTTAGGTAAGAATGCAATAAATCCTGATTTTGATTACACTCTTAGTTATAATACAGTACCCGCTGTAGCATATGGTCATTCACAAACTGGTGACTATGGTTCAAGGTTTGGTGTAGATAATCCAATCAATTCTTATAAATCTTTTATTGAGGATGTTGTTTTAAAAAATCTAGGATACGAATTAATAAAGTGGATGGGTATAACACCAGATGGTAAGTCATATACAGGTGTAGAGGTAGAAACACCAGTTGTTGGTGGGGTTGGTAAAGACAATGTTGCTAATACTACTAAATCTAGTTTAGACCTAAAAGAAATTAATTTAGACGAAGAAGTTAAGTTATTAATAGAGGGTGGTGCTTATGGTCATATGAACCACCCGTTTGACGACAAAAATCTTACATTTTCAGATTTAAAGCAGATAATTATTAATGGACTCGGAGGTAAATTAAACCGTGAGGACAATGTTACTGAGAAACTTGATGGACAAAACTTAATGGTTTCTTGGGTAAATGGTAAGTTGGTTACGGCTAGAAACAAAGGACAATTAAAGAATTTTGGAGCAACTGCTATGGACACGGCTGGTGTAGCTTCTAAATTTGCAGGTCGTGGTGATATTAAAGATGCTTTTGTTTTTGCTATGAAAGACCTAAGTAAAGCTGTTGGAAAGTTATCCGACAAACAAAAAGAAAAAGTTTTTGGTAATGGTAAGAGGTGGATGAACTTAGAAGTTATATATCCAAAGTCTGTAAATGTAATTGATTATGATAAATCAGAAATAATTTTTCATGGTACTTTAGAATACAATGAAAGTGGTAAAGCTATAGGACAACCAAAAGATTCAGCAAGAATGTTAGCTGGTATGATTAAACAAGTAAATCAAAATGTACAAAAAAAATATTCAATAGGTAAACCAAATTTTTTACAAGTACCAGTGGTTCAAGATTTTTCAAAAAAGAAACAAGGTTTTATTAGTAGGTTAGATAAATTAAAAGGACAATACGCACTAAACGACAATGATACATTAGCACTTTATCATCAAAAATTTTGGGAAGAATTTATTTTTAATGCTGGAAAACAATATAATTATAAAATACCAACTAGTATTTTAATTAATCTTACTAAAAGATGGGCATTTTTTGACAAATCGTACTCTGTACAACAAATGAGAAAAGACATTGATAATGAAAAGTTTTTAGATTGGGCTTTATCATTTGATAAAAATGACCATCAAAAATACGTAAAAGATAATATGAAACCTTTTGAAGTTTTATTTTTTGACGTTGGAGCTGAGATATTAAAAAATATTAGTGGTTATTTAGCTGCATCTCCAGATAAAGCTGTACAAAAAATAAGAAAAGATGTAATCAAAGCTATTAAAACAGTAAAAAATAGTAAAGATGTAAAAAAGATAAACACTTTAAGATTACAATTAGATAAATTAAATTCTATAGGTGGTTTATCATCTATAGTTCCAAGTGAAGGTATTGTTTTCAAATATAAAGGAAAGACATATAAGTTACAAATGGCAAGAAGTAGAGAAGAAGTAAGACAAAACAAGGCTATGCAATCTATTCTAAGGGGTGAGACTCCTGAGAAAAGAATCATGGTTGGTTTCGATAAAAAAACTGAAAAACAAGGAGACCAAGTAGACAGACTTTCAGATATAATGAAAGAAGCAAGAGTTCCTTGGTTTTGTCCAAGTTGTAAAAAAGTCATGAAAAAAAGACTTGATGAAAAAATGTGGTATCGACATGGACATTGTTTAAACTGTCAGATTGATATAGAAAACAAAATGATTATTGACGGTACTTTTGATGAATATGAACAAGAAAAAGTAAGACAAAATAAGTTAGCTTGGATTAAAGATAAAAAGCAAGAACTAATTGAGTTTAAAAATCAAAAACCAATGGAAGCTTATAACCAAGTTAATCCAGACGGACACTCCATAGAAAAAGAAAAGTGGAGTCAAAATTTTGAAGAGATAAAAAAACAAGCTAACGAAGCTTTAGAACATCTTGAAAAAATAGAGGAATCTTTAAAGTAAATATTTATATATATGAGAAACCAAAAAGGACAATTAAAAGAAGTCATTAAAAAAGAGTACGTTAAATGTGCTAATGACCCTGTTTATTTTTTGAAAAAATATTGTGTGGTACAACACCCTATCAAGGGAAAAATACCATTTAATTTATATGAGTTTCAAGAGAAGTCTATATCAGAATTTGTTACTAATAGATTTAACATAATTCTAAAAGCTAGACAGTTAGGTATATCAACACTAACAGCAGGTTACTCTTTGTGGATGATGACTTTTCACCAAGATAAAAATATTTTGGTTATTGCTACAAAACAAGAAGTAGCAAAAAACTTGGTAACAAAGGTTCGTGTAATGCATGCAAACTTACCAAGTTGGATTAAACAAAGATGTGTTGAAGATAACAAATTAAGTTTAAGATATAAGAATGGTTCACAAATAAAAGCTGTATCAAGTGGTGAAGATAGTGGTCGTTCAGAAGCTCTATCATTACTGATACTTGATGAAGCAGCTTTTATTGATAAAATTGATGGTATATGGGCAGCGGCATCACAAACGTTATCAACTGGTGGACAATGTATAGCACTATCTACACCTAATGGTGTAGGTAATTGGTTCCACAGAACTTGGATGGATGCTGAAGACCATTTAAATGATTTTAATTTTATAAAACTTCATTGGACTGTTCATCCTGACAGAGGACAAGAATGGAGAGATGAACAAGATAAATTATTAGGCCCATCGTTAGCGGCTCAAGAATGTGATTGTGACTTTATAACCTCTGGTCAAACTGTAATCGATGGTATTATTCTTGAGGAGTGTAGAACCAATACGGTTACTGAACCGATAGAAAAAAGAGGTATAGATAGTAATGTTTGGGTATGGGAACCACCAAACTATACAAAAGATTATATAGTATGTGCTGACGTAAGTAGGGGTGATAGTTCAGACTACTCGGCATTTCATATATTAGATGTTGAGAGTTTAGAACAAGTAGCAGAATATAAAGGTAGAATGTCTACGAGAGATTATGGTAATTTACTTGTAAACATATCAATGGAATACAATAATGCATTACTTGTTATTGAGAACAATAATATTGGTTGGGCAGCTATACAACAAGTAATTGACAGAGGATATGAAAACCTCTTTTATATGAGTAAAGATTTACAAGTTGTTGATGTACATAGACAAGTCAATAACAAAATAAACAGAACAGAAAAACAGTTAGTTCCTGGTTTTACACTAACGGCTAAAACAAGACCATTAGTTGTAGCTAAATTAGAGGAGTTTTTCAGAGAAAGACTAGTAAGTGTAAAATCACAACGATTAATTGATGAGTTGTTTGTATTTATATATAATGGAAGTAGAGCCGAAGCTATGACAGGTTACAATGATGACTTGGTAATGTCATATGCAATGGGTTTGTGGATTAGAGAAACAGCTTTAAGATTGAGAAATGAAGGTATTGAATTACAGAAGAAAACATTAAATAGTATAACATCTACACAAGGTGTTTATACACCAACTGATAACCAAAACGACTATTGGACTATGGAAGTAAATAAACAACAAGAGTCTTTAGATTGGTTAATCAAATAAGTGAGGTAAAAAATGGCTGATACAAGTTTATTTAGTAGACTACGACGATTATTTAGTACTAACGTTATAGTAAGAAACGTTGGTGGTCGTGAACTTAAAGTATCTGATACGAGTAGAACACAATCATATTCAAGAAGTAATCTTGTAGATAGATATCAAAAGATATACACTGGTGCTGGATTGAGTGGATATTCTGATTCTATGTTAACTAAATCTATGAGATTAAATCTTTTTAAAGATTATGAACAAATGGATAGTGATGCTATCATTTCTTCAGCGTTAGACATATATTCAGACGAGTCAACTATGAAATCTGAGTATGGTGAAGTTTTAACTATACAAACAGATAACAATCAAATTAAACAAATACTAAACAATTTGTTTTATGATATTTTAAATATAGAATTTAATCTTTGGCCATGGATTCGTAATATGTGTAAGTACGGTGATTTCTTTTTAAAGTTAGAAATAGATGAAAAGTATGGAATTACAAATGTAGTACCAATGCCTGTTTATGATGTATCTAGGATAGAGGGACTAGACCCAGAAAACCCAGAGTATGTAAAGTTTTTAATTGAATCAACTACTAATCAATCTAGATATAAACAAGAAAATTCAACTACAAAAGAAGAATTAGAAAATTACGAAGTAGCACATTTCAGATTGTTATCAGATTCTAATTATTTACCATATGGTAAATCACAAATTGAGGGTTCTAGAAAAATATATAAACAATTAACTCTTATGGAAGATGCTATGTTAATCCACCGTATAATGAGAGCACCAGAGAAAAGGGTGTTTAAATTAGACATTGGAAATATACCACCATCAGAAGTAGATAATTATATGCAGAAAACAATTAGTAAGATGAAAAGAGCACCAGTTATTGATGAGACTACGGGTGATTATAATCTTAAATACAATATGCAAAATATAACAGAAGATTTTTTCTTACCTGTTCGTGGTGGAGATAGTGGTACGAGTATTGATTCATTACCTGGTTTAACCTACGAAGCTACAGAAGATATTGAGTACCTTAAAAATAAACTATTATCATCTTTGAGAATACCTAAAGCGTTTTTAGGATTTGAAGAACAAGTAGGGTCTAAAGCTACTTTAGCTGCAGAAGATGTTCGTTTTGCTAGAACAATAGAAAGAATACAACGAATTACGGTTAGTGAACTTACAAAAATAGCTATTGTTCATTTATACGCACAAGGATATCAAGATTCTGAGTTAGTTAATTTTGAATTATCGTTGACTAATCCATCTACAATATATGAACAAGAAAAAATAGAGTTGTGGAATAATAAAACAACTTTAGCTCGTGACATGATAGATAATGGATTGGTTTCTTCTAATTGGATTTATAAAAATATATTTGGATTTACTAACGAAGAAATTAAAAAAGAAGATGATGGTATAGTTTTTGACTTTAAAAATAAATTTAGAAGACAACAGATAGAAAATGAGGGTAATGACCCAGCTCAAAGTGGTGAATCACAAGGTACACCAAGTGATTTAGCAATGGGTAGGTCAGGACACGAATTAGATGATAAAGGTGGTGCTCCAGAGGGTGGTTTTGAAGGAGCTGGTAGACCAAAAGAAGCTAATAAGTATGGTAAAGATAGTGGAGCACGTGGTAGAGACCCTCTTGGAAGTCACGATATGAGAAAAGGTGGTAGTAGTTCACCAAAATATGGTAAACCTTTAGCTTTAGCACACTTTGATAGAATAAAAAAGTCGATGAATCTTAACGGTGTGGAGAAAAAAATTATAAGTGAGTCCTCTGAACTTGAACAAGAGTACAAGAAAGAGGTTAAGTCATCGTCGAATGACTAATTATTA